TAAGCCATTCATAGGGCCATACTGCTGATATACTTGGGTTTGCATTGTTAGTGCTTGCTGTAATGCAGCTACCTTTTCATCTTCGCGTCCAGTACCCAAGCCAACATTTACGCTTACATCCATTGATATATCCCAGACTCTAGGATCAACTGGAACAAACTGACCGTTCATACGCATCATTTTTTCTTCGTTAAAGTTCTTGTGCATGATACGCAGAATAATTTTAAACAAGTCTCTTAGCCCATCAGCAAGATTACGGACCATAACTTCAACTTGGCCTGCTGCTGCCTCTACACTTGCTGTAACGGCTGCTTTGGTTGTGGACTGTAAAGCATCAGGATTAAGTGCAAGGTTCTGGGTAACGCCTGTTTTTTGTTCTACAAGCTTATCCATATACGTTAGGGCGCTAAGTGTCTGGCCTGCTGTAAACGGCACGCTTAAATCTTGTATACTGCCTTGCTGCCTCATTCTGATTAAGCCGCCAATCTCTGCGTTCATAAGGTCATCTACGTTTACGCTTCCTTCGAGAAAACCAAGTCTAGGGCTGTTTGTTAATGCTACGTTATCGAGTATGCCACGCAATATTGCAGTACTTGCGTCTTGGTCATCTGCAATAAGCTCACAAAGGCTACGCCCATAAAACGAATGAGGCTCTGGGTCTATTTCAAGCTTGACCATTGGCACTTCATCACAAGGCTCAAAATCTAGTAATTCATAGGAAGTACCACCCAACAGGAACTTGTGCAGAACAGGCACACCAGTACCGTCCACATCAATTCTCATATAAGCCTCACTTATTGCTATATTTTTCATTGTTGGGTCTTGCTCATTCTCATCAGCAAAATCTTCATTATACCCTTGCCGCGCCTGCACCTCTGTTTCGGTCATCTCAAAACCGCTAATAATACCGTCAAGGCCCAATACTATGTCTGGGTCATAACCCATTGCGATTACATCACCGGCACGCATTTCAGTTCTATGGGCTACAATGTACGCATCCTCTATCGTTCTGGCATCTCGATTTACGAAAAACTCCTCTGGCGGTACGCTTTCTATGCAAAGATCGCCCTTCATTTCTTTTCGGCTAAGTTTTACTGCAAAAATTGGCGCTTCTATATCCATGCCAAACTCATCCATTTCCATACGCATTTCCATGCTTTGCTCAAGCACTTCAACGTCGGGATCGCTTGTAAGTAAGCTTAACTCATCTTCCGAAAGGTCTGATAACGTGTATATTTTTGCTGTTGAGTATTCCTTATGATACGCCTTGATAATGCCTTGTTTTTTAACGAGCGCGTCATGGATTGCATCAGATAAAACACGGTAGCCATTTAGTCTGTTAAACTCATGGTTTATAAAGTCTGTGGCTTGTTCTGCCATCGCAACATCTTCTGGGCCGTGCGGAACAAACTCAACAGCTTTAGTTGTAGACATAAAGACACGCATAATTGATGGTTTGACGCTGCGCACAACATCTCTCACAGAGGTCTTGACCACCTTGCTTCTGCCATCTTCATAGCCAATATCTACTTCGCCATCGTAATACCGTTGCGCTTTTAGTCTTGTGTCGCTTATTTCGCTTTCAACAAAATCAACTGCGTTTTGCATAGCGTCTTGGACAATTGCAGATATTTCTTGTTCTGTTTTAGGTTGTATTTCCATGCTTTGCCCTTACTTATTGCGCTATAGCTTGACCTGATAAATATGTAGCTAATGCTGCTCTTGCACGCTCTCGACCAACAGGCGTTAAGTTACGCCCTTGTAAAATGCCGTTTATCAAATTATCTACGTTTCTTTTTTGCAGTTGTGAGCCTGTTGCTTTACCGGCAATACCTAAACCTGCGGTGCTTGCTGCAACCGTGCCTAAAACAGCAGGGTCATTAGAAATGTTTGTAGCTAATGCAACTGGAACACCAGTGCCCAAACCTAAAGAAACAACTCCCGTAGGTGCTAATTTACCAACAAAGCGAGCAATGTTTTCTGCGCCGCCACCCTCTACTATTTGCCTAAGTTGTTGAAACTCATCTTGTGTCCAACCCACTTCTTTACCATCTATAATGCGCCTTACTAATGGGCGAAACTCTGCACGAATTGCATTTTCTAAATCCATATTTGCAGTTGCAGATCGAGTTCTAGCTAACTCTAACAAGGTTTCAATTTGCTCTGCTTTCATTGCTTTTGCGTACATAGCATTTGCAACTTTAATATTTGGAGCAATGCTTGCAGTTTGTTGGTCAAATTCTCTTAACAAATTACGCAATGCATTTTTTTCTGAACCTTTTGCATCCTGGTAACGACTGTTCAAACCTTTACGTATTGCCAGAATATTTGCGCCTGTCATGCCTTTGTCTTTGTATGCATCAAGTAATTTGAAGGCACCGCGCAACTTTGGATAATCGGGATCAATTACAATACGATTATCTGATCTTGGCAAAAGCAAACCGTTACGATTTAAAATATTATAGGAGTTTTCAAATATAGTTTCTGTTATTTCTGGCTGCGCTGATAAACCTTCATCAATTTGGTTTTCATATAGGTTGCCGGCTTGTCTTTTTAGTTCCGCAGACGTTAAAGGGCCAGTAGGTGCTTTTTTCACTAATCGTTCTGCAACTGAGACTGATTTTGCGCCACCTAATGCACCAAGAATATTTCCTACCATTTGTGCAGTTGGATTATCTGGTAAAATTTCCTCAACAGCTTGCTCCGATGCACCACCCGCCAAAGAAGCTGCCGCATCAGTTGCTGCAAACATTGCAGGCGCTTTTACTGCTTCTGTTTTAACTTGGGCTAATGCATTTTTTCCCGCTTGTATAACTGTTGGCGCTGCATTTACGGCTGCTTTTGGCGCTAATGCTAATATACCCGCAGCAGCAGGTATTGTTTCTCCTAAAGTTTCAGTGCCACCCCTTACGATACGCTGTGCTCTTGTCTGAGGCGCTACATCTGTCATGGCGCTATCATTACTAAGCATTTGAAAGAGATTTCTTATGCTTTGCGAACCACCAACAGGAGCATCACCAGTATCAAGCCCTAATTTATTTAATCCAGATGAAATAATATCTACCGGCGCACCGGCTCCACGCGCAACACCTTCATAAAACCCTGTTAGGGCTTGCTCTGTCATATTTGTAGAAACTGGATTAACTGGCTTTTCATTCCTTTTTGATATTTCTTGCTCAATAATTAAAGCACTTGCAGCATCTTTGGCAGCAACCGCCTTACTCAACGCATTTTGCAATTGGTCATCTGTTTTTGTGCTTAAATCCATTATATTACCTTATTGAAAATAATCTTCTACACTTGAACTAGCGGCAAAAGGGTCTGTACGATCTAAAAGCTCTTGAAATGCTTGTGTTTGCGTAATATCGCCACGTCTGTATTTTTGAATAATAGTTGCGCCTTGTGCATCATATTCAGCAATTCCGCGCATAGTTTTTAGAATTAATTGGTTGCCGCCAGGTAAATTGATAAGTCTTGGAAGCGACTGTTTAAATAATAGCAAATCAGCATCAGACATTGGCCCAGAACCTGGCGTTCTTTGTTGGGGCACAAGTTGATTTATTAATGCTTGGGCAGCTTGTAAATCGCTTAAACCTTCTGTTTCTATGCCAAAATTACCAGCAGCAAATTTAAACGCAGCAGCGGGGCCAGTATCGGCTCGTGATAAAAGTTGCTCCAATCTATTTATTTTATTGAGACTGCTTTGCGCTGTTGCGCCCACCTTAAAAGCCTCAGATAAAATTTTACTATCTTCTTCTGCAAACTTTGTAGCGCCTTTATTGTCTGCTGTATTCACATTTACAGTAGAACCACCACCACCAACTTGAGAAATTTTGCCTGTTGAAGATACATTGAACAAAGACTCTGCTGGTAAATTAGTGCCTTGCGCTTGGTTAAGCTGCGCACCAGTAAATGTTTGAAAGTTTTCTTTCGGAGATTGAAACATTTGGCCATAATATAAAGCCATTGCATCTTTTAAGCCTAAACTGCCCGCCTCCAAAGCGCCTACAATTTGACCAGCAGTAGCATCACCGCGTTGTGCTCTCGATTTAAGAAAAGCTGTAGTTTTATTTACTTTATCTTGCGCCTTACGTTCTTGTATATCACTTGCCGCCATATTCATCAAAGGCCGTAGCTGTTGTGGGTTGCCAGACAAGCTCATCAAAGCAATTGCTAATTTATCGCTTGCGTTTTGATCTCGACCAGTAATTGCATCACCTAAACGACCAAACCCACGCTGCACGCCTTGACCAATATTTGCAAGTAATCCTCTTTGTTCAACCATACTTAACTCCTAAAACGGTACTGGCATTCCAATATATTTAAGTGCTCCAAGAGTACCCAATATGCCTGGATTGTTTGTTTGCGTTTGCGACTGTGGTGTAGGCGCTGCACCTAACGCAGCAAGTGGCGCGGATAGGCTTTGCATTGGGCTGTTTGAGTAGCCCGCGAAATCACCCCTAGCGGCGTCAATGAGTTGCTGTTGGAGCATTTGCTGTAGCAAGCCTTGTTGCATCATATCCTGGTTAAGCGTGCGACCAGTTGTAAATGCCTGGTTAGCCAAACCGCCTAACTGATTAGCTGCTGCAACTCTTTGCGCTCGATCAGTCATTGCGTTGCTCGTAGCAGTGTTAAAAGCATCACGTCGCATAGGCGCTATTAGGTTGCCTGCCATACGACCAAATTCAGCATTAGTAACACCTTCCGCAACGCCTTGCCTCGAACCGCCAAAAGCGTTTGCCCTTGTTGCTGCTGCGCCCATGTTGTTGATCGCCATTTGCCTTTGTCGTTCAATATCGCTTTGCGTGCGGTCAATGACGTTTTGCGTGTACGGGTTCATGTAAGCGCCCACATTCAGCGGGGCTGCAATTGCTTGCTGCGTTGCGCCCATTGCACCCTGCAACCCAGTTGACGCAGCTTGATTTACGTTAAACCCTGGCTGCGGTTGCATAGGCGCTACTGTCATTGCGTTTGGCTGTTGATTTACTGGCTGTACTTGACCGCCGCCCTTTGATCCTTGGCCTGCCATTATGTTGTCACCTTTGCTGCTGCGATTTTTTCAATGTCTTTTAGTATTGCGCTACTTATGCCCGTTTTTTCTTGGAAGGTACTTAAATCTCCCCCAAATTTTGCCATGAAACTTTCGGCGTAGGCTCCCAAGTTTCCTTCACGAGCCGCTTTATCTAAAACTTTTCTTGTGGCTTTCACGTTGCCTTTACCAGTTGGAATACCTTTACCCGCTAACGCAGCCTGCTCTGCCACTTCAGTTGTTGTTAATGTTCCAAACTGCCTTTCGAGAGCCATTATTTGATCCCCGGCTAAATTCGTGCCCTCGTCAAGCAAGGCTTGGCCGCCGACTGTCTCAATTGCGCTATTTAGCTCGCTTGCCCTACGTTGCGCTGAATTTTCAGTACTTGCAGTTCTAGCCGCTATTTCATCTGCAAGCCTTGCTTTAGCCTCTGGAGTTGCAGAGCCAAAAATGTTTGATAAAACACCCGGTTCAGGAGTTGTGTAGCCTGCCGCCGCCGCGAGAGCAGGGTCAACTTGGCCTGCGCCATAACCCACACTTACGCTTGATCCAAAATCGTTTGTGAATGTATTGTTACGACCTTGCTTAGATGGGTCTGCGTAGGTTGAAAAATCATAGCCCTGCGTGCTTAATCCTAAGTTAAAATCACTTGCTGATCTTATGTCTGGGCCTTCTGTGTAAACCTCTGGGCTTACGCCGTAGGCTGCTTCCATTGCCTCCAAACCCTCTGCGCTTGGTTCAAGTGTACCGACAAATTGCCCTGTGCTTGGGCTTTTATAGGCTGGTCTACCATAATCATCAAAATAATTTATGTCAGGATTATAGAACTGATACTTTTGCCCTGGCACGTCTGGTATTTCAAAACCAGTGCCGATGAGGTTTGCGTTTAGTGCATCCAAATCTGTTTCTGCAATAGCATCGCCAGGTTGAGCGTCATTCAACGGCACAATCGGAGGCGTGGTGTCAGGCCCAAATATACCAGGTATAAATCCTGGCTGAAACTCTGGCGGCGTATATGGGATCACTGGAACCTCTGGCACTGGTGGTGGTCCAGGTGGTATTACTGGAGGCACTACAGGTGGTATTACTACAGGTGGTATTAGGCC